CTCCTGGACGTGGACCACGTCATCCCCGCCAGGGACCGCCCTGACCTGGCCCTGGAGCCCTCCAACCTCCAGGTCCTGTGTCGCCCCTGCCACCGCGCCAAGAGCAAGCGTGACGGTTGACAAGCGCAGGCCACGCCCCAGTAGCATCCCCTCATGGGCATCCTGGACATCTTCCGCGGACGGGACCAGCTGGAGCGGCGGGAGGAGCTGACCACGGACCTGGAGCTGGCCCTGGCGGCGGCCATCCGGGAGCGGGCGGACAGCTTCAGCCTGGCGGACGCCCTGGCCCTGCCGCCCGTTGCGCGGGCCGTGGACCTCATCGTCACCATCGGGGCCACCTTCGCCCCCGTGGAGTACCTGGGCGGCCAGGCCAGCCCTGACCAGCCCCGCCTCCTCCGCCAGCCGGACCCCTTCGCCACCCGCTACGAATGGCTGACCCAGGTCCTCCTGGACCTGGTCCAGGACGCGGAGTCCTTCTGGCTCCTGGGCGAGTCCCTGGAGGGCTACCCCAGCCACGCGGTGGTCCTGCCCCACGACGAGGTCATCGTGGAGTGGGATAGCAGGCGGTTCGGTCGCATCTACTCCTGGCGGGGCCGTCGCCTCATCCACGGCCAGGACATCCTCCACGTCGCAATCAACCGGCGGCGGAACGAGCTGCACGGGCGGAGCATCCTCCGGGCCGCCCTCCGCTACCTGGGGGCCGTGTCCGCGGCGGAGGACTTCGCCATCGCGGCCTTCGGCTCCGGGGGCATCCCCACGACGGTCCTGCGCGTGGCGGGGGCCATGACGGCCCCTGAGGCCAAGCTACTCCGGGAGGAGTGGACCGCCCAGCGGCGGGAGGCGGCGGCCACGGGGTCCCCCGCGGTCATCTCCGCGGGCGTGGAGGCCATCTTCCCTGACCTGGACCCCCAGACCATGCAGCTCCAGGAGGCCCGGTCCTACGGGGCCACGGTGGTGGCCCGCCTCCTGGGCATCCCTGGCCCCATGCTCCTGGCGGAGACATCCGGGGCCACGGTGACCTATCAGAACGTGGACGCTATCGCCTCCCTCCTGGTCAAGACCACAATCCTGCCCAAGTACCTGGCCCCCGTGGAGGCGGCCCTGTCGGTCCTGGTCCCCAGGACTAAGGCGGTCCGCTTCAGCCTGGCGGAGCTGACCAGGGCGGACCTGGCTACGCGGTTCAGCGTGTACGCCCAGGCCATCGCGGCGGGGGTCCTCACCGCGGAGGAGGCCAGGGCTATGGAGGGCTGGGGCACGGGCCCCGCGGCGGCTGACACGGCCTACCTCCCGGTCCCCTCCCTGACCACCGGCTCCAGCGTGGAGGTCCCCGCATGAAACGAGATGCACGACGTGCCCACCCCCAGGTCCTCACGGAGCTGACCAGGGACGCCACCCTGGAGCTGGAGGAGCGGGCGGAGGCCGATGGTGACGGGCGGACCATCCTGGTCCGCCTGATGCGCTGGGGGGAGGAGGCGGACACCCCCCAGGGCCGTGAGACATTCCTCCGCGGGGCCTTCGCGGCCAGCGACCCCAGGCGGGTCCTGGTGGAGGCCCAGGGCCACGGTGGGGCCATCGTGGGCCGCGGTGAGGCCTTCCTGGAGGACCAGGACGGTCCGGTCCTCCGGGCCCGTGTCTCCGACACGGTGGACGGGCGGGACCTCCTCACCCTCATCCGTGACGGGGTCCTCCGGGCCGCGTCCGTCGTATTCCTCCCCACCAGCTCCCGCGTTCGGCGGGACGGGGTGGTGGAGCGTGTCAAGGCGGACCTCCGCCGTGTGGCCATCCTCCCCTCTGGTGCCTACCAGGGGGCCGAGGTCCTAGCAGTCAGGAGCGCAATCGTGGACGAACCAGAGCCCACCCCGACCCCGGTCCCGGAGCCCCCGGACCTCTCCCCCATCCTGGCCCGCCTGGACCGCGTGGACGATGCCATCGCCCGCGTCCAGGCTCAGACCGCCTTCACGTCCCTGGACCCTGGGGTCCTCTCGCGGTTCGACAGCGCGGGTGACGCCTTCCTGGCGGCCAGCACGGACCCGGCGGCGGCCCTGGAGCTGCACCGGGCCCTGGCGGACAACGTCCTGCACCCGGACAACGCGGCCCTGGACCGCCCGCAATGGCTCAACCGCCTGGTGGGCCCCATCTCCTGGGGCCGCCCCATCATCAACGCCTTCGGGGTCATGCCAGCCCCGTCCAAGGGCATGACGATGGGCTGGCCCGTGTTCGACCCCACGTCTGACTTCAGCGTGGACGAACAGGCCACGGAAAAGACCGAGATTGAGTCGGGCAAGGTCAAGTGGAAGGACGAGAACGCCACCCTCAAGACCTACGCGGGCGGGAGCGACAACAGCCTCCAGCTCCTGGAGCGGTCGGAGCCCAGCTACCGGGAGCTGCTGCTGGCGGAGTACGCCCGCCAGTACGCCTACCGGACCGAGGCCGTCATGGCCGTGGCCGTCACCACGACGGCGGCCAGCGGGCCCGCGGCGGGCACGGTGGACATCTCCGGGACCAAGGACGTGCCCAACCTCCTGGCGGCCCTGTTCGCGGCCTCCGCCAAGGTGGAGACTGAGACTGGGGAGCCTGCCAGCTTCGTCCTGGCGGCCCCGGACGTGTTCGGAGCCCTGGGAGCGGTCGAGGGCCTGTGGCCAGGGGCCTACGGGACCCAGAACGTGGGCGGGACGGCCCAGGCCAGCACCCTGGCAATCAGCATCTCCGGGCTGACCATCCGCCAGGCCCGCCAGCTCCCAGCTGGCAAGCTGGTCATCAGCAACGGGGCAACGGGCAAGTGGGCCGAGGACGGCCCCCGGACCATCGAGGCCCTGAACGTGGCCAAGCTGGGCCGGGACATCGCCATCTACGGCTTCGGGGTCCCGGTCCTGTTCCGCCCCGCTGGTATCGTGGTCCTCACGGCCACCCTGCCCACCCCGTAGAACGATGGCGGCCCCTGCCTACCTGGAGCACAACGGGCGGGCTTCCCTGTCCTCGCGGCTCAAGCCAGAGGTGGGGGCCACCGTTGACATCTCCCTGGTCCCGCGTCCCCCCGAAACGATGGCCGTCCTGGCGGGGTCAGACCCCCAGGACCTGGCCAGCGTCCAATGGATTGACGACGACGGGACCAGCCACCTGGTGCCTATGCACCTGGGGAGCGGGGACCGGGCCAAGCTGGGGGACCTCCTGGACCTCATGGCCCCTACGGTCCTGACCCTGGTCAACACGTCCACGAGCATGGACGTGACCAACGTCTACGTCCCGCCTCCTGACGTGCCCCAGGAGGTGGCCCACGAGGTGTACGCCTCCGTGGCGGAGCTGGCGGCCAGGACGGGCCAGCCCATCGGTCAGGACGATGACCTGGCCCTGGCCCTGGTGACGGCCTCCCGCTGGGTGGACCGCAAGCTGACGGGCCAGGCGGAGCTGACGCCAGTCACCAGCCCCGTGGTCCTCCGTGTCATCCCCAGGGACGCGGGGGTCCACGGGGCCACCCTGGTGGCCGCGGTCCGCTTCCTCCGCTCCGCTGACGCCCCCTTCGGGGTCCTGGGCGGGCTGGGGGACCTGGCGGTCCGCATCTACCAGGACATCCCAGAGGCGGAGATGCATCTCCTGGGCCAGCGCACCAGCTGGGGTATCGCGTGACCCCACGGGAGGCCAGGACGGCCCTGGCGGCCCAGCTGGACGCGGTCCTGCCCCAGGGCTGGACCGTGTACGACACGCCCCCGGAGGGGGTCAACGCCCCGTCCGTGGTCATCACCCCCAGGGACCCCTACCGCACGGCATCCAACGCCTGCAACGAGGAGGTCCGCCTGGCCCTGGTGGTCATCATGGCCAGGGCCAGCTCCGCGGCGGGGGTCAACCTCCTGGACGACATGGCCACCCTGGTCCGGGACGCTATCAACACAGGTCCCGTCATGGCCACGGTCGAACAGGTCACGGGCCTGGGCTCCTCCACGGAGGTGGGGGGCAACGAATACCTCACGGTCACCCTGGACGTGCTAGTCCAGGTGTGACACCAGCTCACGTCACAGTAGGGAGGTCAACACCATGCCCCAGGTCATCGCCAGGACCCCAAGCGTCACCGTCCAGGACGGGGCCACCGCTGCCGTGGACCTCTCCTGTTTCGTGGACGCCTGGCGGCCTAACTTCAGCCAGTCCTCCGTGGCCGTCCCCAGCTTCTGCGCTCCAGAGGCCACGGAGCTGGGCCCAGCCACCTACTCCGGGGAGCTGTCGGTCCTGTGGTCGGAGGAGGCCCAGGAGGCTTTCCAACCCCTCCTGGACAAGGACCTGGCCTTCGTCATCAAGGCCAACCAGGCGGACACCAAGAGCCACCAGTTCACGGGCCGCATCTCCAGCTTCCCCATGCCGGACATCGTCCCTGGTGAGGTCATGCGCGTGACGGTCCCTGTGGCCATCGGCACCACCCCCACCTACGCGACCAACCCGGTGACCCCGTAGGTGGAGCTGCGGAAGGTCCGCCTCCTGGACCTCACCCTGGCGGAGCTGGCCCAGGTGGAGGAGCTGGTGGGGGTACGGATGTCCTCCTGGGGTGACCCCGCGGTCATGCGGTCGGAGGCCTCCCTTCAGGGGGCCCTCCTGGCCGTTGGCAACGGCGTGCCCCTGGAGGAGGTCATGGCCCTGACCATGCCCCAGGTCAACGAGCTGGTGGACACAGAGGGCACGGTGACCCCGGACCCTACGGCGGAGTGGACGACACCGACGCAGACGTAGCCTCCTGGGCCGTGGCCACGGGCTGGACCATGAACGAGGTCAGGGCCCACAGCCTGCGGGACCTCCGGGCCATGCGGTACGTGTTAGACGAGCGGAGGCGGCACGGGTGACCAGGGTACGCATGAGGAACATGGACGGGCTGAACGCGGCCCTCCGGGCCCTGCCCAAGGAGATGTCCGCATCCCTCCGTGACGAGAGCCAGGCTATCGCTGGGGTCATCGCGGGCCAGGCCCGCGGCCTGGGGATGTCCAAGGGTGGCGTCACGGCCAAGGTGGCCATGACCACCAAGGCCAGGCGGGACCGGGTCCCGGTCATCGCCATCGGCGGGTCCAAGCGGCTCCGCAAGGGCTCCGCGCAACAGAACCTGGGGGAGCTGACCTTCGGGGCCGAGTTTGGCGGGGGGGCCTTCGGGGCCCGCAACCCCAGGCCCGTGACCGGGGGCCGGACGGTCCAGTTTGCCCCTCACCTGGGCACCACGGGGTACTTCCTCTGGCCCACCATCCGGGCCCGCCTCTCCTGGGCGATGGACGCCTGGGGAGAGGCCATCTATGAGGGGGCCCTGGCGGCCTCCGGGAGGGGCCGCTAGATGGCTGCGCGTGACCTGAACCTGGTAGTCCAGCTCCTCACGGACACCCGCCAGGTTGCCCAGGGGGTAACGGGCATCCAGGGCCAGCTGTCCCGGTTCGGCAAGAGCATCGTGGGCCTGGGGGCGGGCCTGGGCCTGGCTGTGGGCCTGAACGAGGCCGTGGACGCCCTGGGGGCCGCGGTGGAGAAAGCCAGCGACCTGGGCGAGCAACAGGACAAGGTCCGGGACGTGTTCGGGGCCAGCTCCGAGGAGGCCCTACGGTTCGCTGACAACCTGGACGCGGCCTATGGCCTCACGGAGCGGGAGGTCACGGCCCTCCTGGGCACGGTGGGCAACCTCACCAGGGCGATGGGGGCCAGCGAGAGCCAGGCCCTGGAGCTGTCCAGCGGGGTAGCCAAGATTGCGGGGGACCTGGCCGCCTTTAACAACGCGGACATCCAGGAGGTCATCACGGCCCTCCAGTCCGGCCTGGTGGGCGAGGCGGAGCCTCTGAGGCGGTTCGGGGTGGCCCTGTCTGCGGCCAGGGTGGACGCGGAGGTCCTGGCCTCTGGGATGGCGGACACCAAGGCGGGTATCACGGACGCCATGCGGGTCCAGGCCAGGTACAACCTCATCCTGGCGGACACGGCCCTGGCGAGCGGCAACGCGGTCAAGACCCAGGACACCCTGGCGGGGACCCAGCGCAAGCTCCGGGTGGAGATGGAGGACCTGGAGGTCCAGGTGGGGGAGGCCCTGCTGCCGGTCATGCTGGAGCTGAACCGGGTCCTGCTAAACGACATCATCCCTGGGGCCATCGGGGCCCTGGACGCCATCGGGGACTTCGCTGACGTGGTCACCAGGGCGGCGGCGGAGCTGGGCATCCTGGGGGCGGGCTACGGGGACACGGTCCGCCAGGCCTTCGCCCTGGGGGACGCGATGGGCCTCACCACGGCCCAGGTCCTGGAGCTGCTAGGGGCCGTGGAGCGCATCTACGCGACAGGCGGGGCGATGGGGACGGCCCTGGAGGGCATGACCCCGGACGAGCAACAGACCGCCAGGCTGTCCACCTTCACTCAGGAGGCCACCAAGCTCCGCCAGGCCCTGGACGACGCGGAGCGGTCCGGCTGGTACGACAACACGAACCGGGGCCGGGGCCTGGCGGCCCTGGCCGCGGACGCGGAGACAGCCACCACCAAGCTGGAGGACCTACGGACGGCCCTACGGCTCAAGGTGGACCTCTCCGAGGTGTTCGAGGTCAGCGGGGACCCCCTGGAGGGCCTGCTGCCCAATATCAACCCCCGCAAGTTCATCGGGGAGCTGAACAAGGCCCTCCGGGAGGCGGCGGGTGAGCTGGAGGACTTCCTGAACAGCCCCAAGGCCCAGGCCAAGCTGGACGCCTCCGTCAAGGCCCTGGGCAAGAGCGTGGAGCGGCTGATGGCCGCTACCGCCAAGACGGCGGACCTGGGGACCACCGGCGGCAACCTGATGACGGTCTACGGGGCCAGCGTCCTGGCGGAGAAAGGCAAGGCCATCACGGGCGTGGAGGCGGCCTTCGACGCCCTGGGCCTCAAGGGCAAGGGCAAGTTCCTCAAGGCTGTGACGATGGACCAGGCGGACTTTAAGGCGGCCCTCCCGCCCTCCACCAGCTGGGATACCTTGGGCCTCTCCTGGGGCCTGGCGGCCAGGTCCGGCTTCCTCCGCGGCTTCGGGAGCGTGGGCAACGTCCAGGGCGGTATCGGTGACGTGAACAGGGCGGCCACAGGGCGGTCCCTGTCGCCCTCTGGGGTCACAATCAACGTCCAGGGTGGTCTGGACCCCTACAGCACGGAGCGGGCCGTCCTGGGGGCCCTGAGACAGTCTGGGCTGGCTAACGGCGGCCTCCGCCTGTCGCGTGTCCGGGGGGCCCTGTGAGCATAGAGGGGGTGGTCCTCACCCCACGCCTCACGGGGCACTTCTGGTCCTCTGCCAGCTGGGGGGCCTCCACCGCGATGGCCCTCCAGGCGGCTGGTGGCGGGTCCGGGGAAGGTACGTTCTACGTCATCGTGGCGGCGGCCAGGGAGGCGGGCTGTTACATCTCCGTGGACGGTATGTCCACCATCGCCACCAACGGGGACACCTACCCCTCCGTGGCCGTCATCGTGGGCACCCCCTCACCCTTCGCGGCCATCCGCTTCAGCGTCAACACCCGGTGCGCTTATCACGCCTTCGTGTTCGACCAGGCCACCATCGACATGAGCCAGCCGGTCATCACCAGCCCCATCCGGCAGGGCACGTCACCGGGCCCCTTCGCCATCCCCATCGAACCCAGGGACGTGTTCCCTGACTACGATGACCCCTACTACGGCCACGGCTACCTGGGCGGGGCCGCGTTCTACCGGGGCGGCGTGTCGGCGGCGGCCCATGCGTGGGGCAACCAGGCGGACGGGGCCGTCCAGTACGCGGCGGACCAGACCGCCCTGACCATGCACTCCGGGGCCCTGGCGGTCCCCTTCGGCCTCCCTGGCCTCCTGCCTACGTTCGACATCTCCGCCTCCCGACAATGGGCCACGGTCCAGTTCTACGTCCAGCCCCTCACCAGGCCCCGAGCCCTGGGCTTCGCCCACGGGCAGTCCGGGGAGGCCTCTCACTTCGTGGGCTCCGCTGACGAGAACCCGGTCAACGGCCAGTTCTACGCGGGCGGGGTGACCCTGCCTCCTGGGCATGACGTGTGGGGCATCGTCCCCGCTGGCACGTCCGGGGCCCGCTACGCGGTCAGCAACGCGGCGGGGTCATCCTTCATCGACTTGCCTATCGGCCCGGTGGTGGGCCCGGTGGTCACGGCCCTGACGGCCACGCAACAGGGCGACCAGGTCATCTTCAGCGCGGGCACGAACGGCCAGCCCGTCAACAGCTGGAGGTGGGCCTTCGGCAACGGGGACACCAGCTCAGAGGGGGCCAACCCGGCGGCCAGGACGGTGGCGGCTGGCACCTACACGGTCACCCTCACGGTCGAGAACAGGACCGGGAGCCACACGGCCACCCGCCAGTACACGGTCCTGGGGCCTGATGTCCAGGACATCGTCACCAGCCAGGAGGGCTCCGTGGTCACCTTCGGGGCCACGGTGGCGAACGCCCACAACCTGACCTGGGCCTGGGACTTCGGCAACGGTCAGACCAGCACGGTGGCGGCCCCCAGGCTCCCGATGGCCCCAGGGACCTACACGGTCACGGTGACGGTCACCAACCGGGCGGGGAGCGACACCTACAGCGAACAGGTCCGGGTGGCCGTGGAGGCCCCGGCGGCCAGCTTCCGCTGGTCCCGCATCCCTGGGGAGCTGTCGGTCATCTTCACGGACACCAGTCTCCGGGTGGCCTCCAGGAGCTGGACCGTGACACGAGCTGGGGTCACGGTTGCCACCAGCACGGAGGCGGAGTGGACGCACACGTTCGACCAGGAGGGCACCTACACGGTCACCCTGGTGGTCACCAACGAGAGCGGCACCAGCTCCGCGGCACAGACCGTCACCCTGTCCCTGGACTGGACCGCCCACGAGGTGGCGGGCCGGGTGGTGTCCCTGTTCGCCAAGGCCAGGGACGGGCGGACGGTGGACATCACCTGTGACATCACGGAGCTGTCCTGGGACTACGGCACCACGGTGGACGATGGCCTGGTGACGGTCCCGGACGCCACCCGGCTCCTGGTCCGCTTCCGTGACCCGGAGGGGGAGCTGGACCCGGTCCGCGGTCCGCTCCGTGACATCGTGTGCGTGGGCTCCGAGGTCACCTACCTCCTGGGGGTCCACGGGGACGTGCGGGTGGCCCTCCACGGCCTGGTCCAGGACGTGGCCCACGAGGGTGGCGTGTCCACCCTCCTGGTGTTCGACGCCATCGGGGTCCTGGCCCAGGCGGCCATCCCCACGGACGCCCCTGGGGTCCGCCTGGCCGAGTCGGCCCAGGCCCGTATGGACGGCATCCTGGACCTGGCGGGCTGGCCCACCGGGAGGCGGGCCTACCTGGGCATGGACGGCTGGGACCACCCCGTGGCGGCCACGGACCTCCGCGGGACCAATGCCTGGGCCGCCCTGGTGGACCTGGCCACCCAGACCGGGGCCATGTTGTGGGTCACCCCGGACGGGGTGGTCACGATGCACGACCGGGCGGCGGGCCTGGCCATCGGCACCACGAACACGGTCAAGCGGTGGCGGCGGCTCCATATGCAGGTCCCTGGCGTCAACATCGGGACGTGGATGGTGGGCCACGAGGGCACCCCGGAGCCCAGGGCCCCCGTGGCCCTCACGGTGGGCTGCGAGCCTGACCCGGTGGTGTCCGCCTTCCGCACCGTGACGGGGGCGGATGACCTGGTCAACGTCCTGGTCACGGAGGCGGCTGGGGTGGCCCTCACCACGACGGCCCAGGCCTCCGTGGACGCACACGCCAGGCGGGACGCCAAGTACAGCCTGGACCTGGTGGTGGACGCGGACTGGCAGATGATATGGAACCTCCAGCACGGCTGGGCGATGGCTGACCCCACCCCTCACGTCGGGGTAGCGGCCCTCCGGGTGACCCCGGAGCAGACCCCCGCCCTCCTGGCCCTGGAGCCGTTCGACTACGTCCGGGTCCTCATCCCGCCCCAGGGCATCGACCAGACCCTCCGGGTGGTGGGGATGCGCTGGCTGATGGACCACGAGGGGGTAGACGTGTCCCTCACCTTCATGGGTGAGCCGGACGCGGGCCCGGAGCTGACGCACACGACCGCGGAGGCGGGCGGCTCCGGTGGCATCGGCGGGTCGGTCGGTGGTGGTGGCGGAGGGTCGGTCCTCCCTGGCAACGTCGGGGGCCGGGTCAGGTTGG